ACGCACGATCTACAATGCTGTTTTCTTCTCTTTGATTAAATACTTCAGCCATTATGCAGCACCTTTACGAAGTTGGAAAGCAAGTTGACGGGAAACAAGAGAAGCAAGCTCACGCTCATCCATGCCAGGAGATGGGTTAACTGTAATATTAATTCCACCAGCTGGGCCAGCTAACATTGAGATCATAGCTTTATCACGCTTTGATAGTCCGTCTGGATCAAGAGGTTCAATACGCTCTGGACGACCTGCCTCAGCAATAAGACCAAGAGTTCCGCCAGATCTTGGGTATACAACTCCACCCATTGCAAACGGATTAATGTTTGGAGTGTCTAGTGTAAAACCTTTACCAGCAAGGGGTCCTGTAGGAATTCCAAATATTTTATCTGGGAATCTTAAATTAAATTGAAGGTCATTCCATTTGTTGATGACCCAGTTTAAAGCATTTTTAAATGCATCTTTTATTCCATCAAACAAACCTGATGCTGCAGACCTAATACGAGCAGGAAGTCCTTTAACGTAATCTACAAATTCAGTAAATTTCTTTTTAGTATTTTCATAAGCTTCACTTAAATTATCTGTTACAGATGTCCATAGTTTAGCTACAGCATCTTTAATTTTTTGTGGGACACCTTTCACAAAAGCAACAATGTCATCCCAGTTCTTCACAATTGCTAACACAGCTAGTCCAATTGGACCAGTTAAAATTGCAAGAATTAATGGCCAATTTTCTTTAATCCAATTAAAGGCCATCTCAACTGCTTCTTTAACCTTCTTAAATGCTGCGTCAACAATTTCTCTAACTTTTTCACTGTTTTTATAAAGTATAACGAACCCTGCGACAAGAAGTCCAACAAGGAAGATAATTCTTCCTATAGGGCTTTGCATAAATACTGTATTTAAAACTCTTAGAACTCCTGTAAGAGCACTAGCAGTTGTCTTTAATAGTTTCATGGCAATTTCTTTTGCCTTAACAAAAATCGTACTTTGTGTAACTGAGGTATAGAAAGATTTTATATTAGCAACAGCTCCTAGAAGAGCGTCTTTATAGAATCTAACAGCTCCAGCTACCTTGTTAACTCCAACAGAACCAGCGAGGAGAAGTCCACTAAAAGCAAGAAGAGCTTTACCAACAGGGTTATTAAGAACAAATACAAGAGTATCTAAAGCTCCCTTTAGGATATTGAAGAATAGCTGAATTGGAGCTGCGTCAACAATAAGATTAGCAAAATCTGCTAAAGACTTAATAAAATCACCAAAAGCTGGCAAGGCATCTGTAATTTTTAAAGCTATCTCTTCAATTACAGGAGCGGTTTCTCTAAGCTTATCTATGAATTTTCCAAAACCTTCACTTGCAGCTATCTTTAACGCAATTACAAGTACGTCTCCGAAAAGATCTAAAACTTTAGTAGCATTTGTAGCAAGATCAGCAATTGTTTTAACTAAAGGAGCGTTCTCGTCTCCTCCTGCAGTAAACGCTTCCCATTTGGCTGTAGTTTCTTTTAGCCAATCTAAGAAAATTTGACCACCACTACCCGGTCCAGTTGCTGCATCAACAAAATTTGTTAAAGCTGAAAAAGCGTTTCCAAATGCTGCAGAAAGATCTCTTAATACACCTGTTCCTTTTTCAAAAATATCATTTAACTCGCCGCTGTCTTTTTTCTCTTGAACAGCTTGGTCAAATGCTTCTGCTTTTTTCTTAACAAAAGCTGAAAATTCAATAACATAAGGAGAAAATGCTGCAGTTAAAGTAGTAAAAGCAGATGATAAAGCAATAAAAGCATCTCCAAGATTTCTAGTTATTGGTGTAAAGCTTTCAAATATTGTTTTTATCTCTGCTTGTTTTTCAGGAGTAGTAAAAGCATTCTTAAACCGTACTGCAACATCTCCAAGCTCTCCAGCCAAACTTTTTAAAGAAGGAGTTAAAAGGGGGATGTAGGTATTTGCGAGACCAGTTACAGCTTCGGTAAATCCTGGGAAGAACTCTTCCTGCATAGCTTTTTTAAGATCGCTTAGAGCCGTTTTAATAGGCTCCATAGCTTTAACAAAGTCCTGAGCAGCTGGAGAAAGTTTCTCCATAGCTTTTTGATATTCATCTATTCCATTGCTCTTTAAAGAGTCTTTCTGCGCTTGTAGTGCGTCATCTACTGCCCTCTGTGCAAGCTCAAGATCTCTTAAATTTTGTTTAAATAATTCGCCGTTTTCTTCTGCGTACTTTACTGCTTCAGCATATGCATTGGTTGCTTTTGTTAAATCTTTGCTTGCTTTAAACGCATTTACTTCAGCATCACTTTGAGCCTGACGAGCTTTTACTAAATCTTTTTCAGCAGCTAATACGTTTTTATTTCCACTAATTCCTTCTCTATTAGCTTTAGCTGTTGCTTTGCGAAGGTCTCCATTTTTATCAATAGCACGACGAAGATTGAGATCTGCTTCAGCAAATGCAAGCTCAGCTTCACGACGAGCACGAGAGTTAGGTGGAAGATCTTGAACACGCTGTAAAGAGTCACGAGCTTTTTCAAACTCAAGGCGAGCTTTCTTTTCAGAAATAACTCCGCCTTCAAGTTCAAAACGAAGTTGCTGAATTGCTTCTTTTGCTTCTTCACGAGCTTTTGTGACATCTTCAAGAGCGTTTGCTGTAGCTTCTACTGAATCTTGGTAATCACGTTCTGCAGCTTCTACAGACCTTCTTGCATCTACTTCAGCATCTGCTGCATTTTCAATTGCATCCGCTGCAGCTTTTGTTCTTCTTTCAGTTTCTTTTACAGTTTCGTTGTAGTTGTATTTTGCATCTGCTAAATCTCTTGTAGCTCGTGCATAGGCTTTTTCTCTTTCTGCAGCACCTTCAGCTGCTTTCCCCTGAGCTTGTAATGCATCTCCTACACCACTAAAAACTGCTTTTAACGTGCCTATAACGGCAACAAGCGTCGTTGCTAGCCCGATTAAACCTAAAAATGCTGGAGCTACAGAAGCTGCAATTACTGCTGCAACAACACCTAAACCACCTATTAAAGAACCTAAAACACCAGTTACTGCAACAATACCTACTGATAGTAAATATGCTGAAGCGTTTAAATCTAAAAATCTTTGTCTAGTTTTTTGAAGACCAGCCAATGTTTTAGCATCGTAAAATTTTCCAAACATGATTCTTCCATCAGTTTGGTTTCTAAATCCTCTAGAAAAAGCTTTACCTGCTCTACCGCCAGCTCGATCTCCAGTAGAATCTACTCCGCTAAAAGCATCGTCAATGTCTTTTTGCACACCAGTGGTGATGGCTTTGACTAATATATGTGCTTCACCTACAAGTGCCATGTGCCATCACCTCCAATGTCTACTGTTATTGCCCTAAAGGGGCATCTAATACATCACCAAAAGGTTTTGGTGAGTTAGGGTTGAAGTCTGTTGCGGGTATAAAAGACTTCGTAGGTTCCTTTAAAGGATCTACTGAACTATCTTCATAAAATTCTCCACTAGAATTTGCAGTCTGATAGTTACTACGTTTTTTGCCCAAAGTGTATGTTCTATTGTAAAGAGAAGAGTAAATTAATTCTCTAGCTTTATCTTTGGCTTCACTTTGTTCAGCAGTTGATGACTGAGAAAAGTCCTCTTCCATAAAAAAATGCATGACATCTAACATGTCTGACATTTCCATCTGAGACAAATTGATTCCGTTCACTAGGGCTTTTCCATTAACATAAGGCCAGAGTTCTACTGCCCACTCAGAGATTGCTCTGGCCCCTGCGTAGGGCGGCCTGAGTACTCTTCCACTAGCCAAGCAGTTATTTCACCGAGTGACTCGATGGTCACGATCTTTTCTGGGTCATCTAATAGTTTAAGAAATCTTTCATAGCTTTCTTGAACTAAAGCTTTAGAGAAAAAATTGGTAACTGTATAGGAAACATCGTTGGTGTCTCCTTTACCTGCACTAGTAGCCATATCTAGTAAGGCTTTACCTTGAAGATTTTTATGGCAATGAAACTCTTCGCCATGAAGTTTGAAAGACAATGGTGTTGAATTAACTTCACCGCCAGTTCCAAAATCCTTAAATCGTGTTGTCATCTATTATTCCTTTTCTGTCGTTTATAAACTATTTTAATAGTTTATTGTTACTCAATATTATAGCTTGTCTCTAAGAGCGTCAGCTAAATATTTATTTGCTTGTGTTCCTGGATGGTTTACCACATGGGCATAAACCACTTGTCCTCTTGAAACAAACCTAAGCATTTTTCCGCTTTTAGGTCTTATTACATGAGGTTTTGTTCCTTCGTGATGGGCCAGAGCGTAATTTAACTCAGAACCTATCCAAAGTTGTTGCCCTCGAGGATCTCTCATATGTCTCATATGTAAAGATGCTCTAAGTGCACCAGTTCTTACTCCAACTCTTGCACGAGCAGAAGTTAGAATTTCATCGCCTTTGCCTCTTAGATATACACCTACAGCACCTGATCGTGAGTTAAGTAATCTATCTAAAGCACTTGGATAAAAAATAACATTTGGCATTATGGAACCGCCATAGTTATAGTCATAGTTACAGTTTGAAACCCGCCCTCTGGAGAGCTAGCTTCTACTGTTGCAATAACACCAAGACCAAAATTTGCTGGATCCCATTGATCCAAAGTTCTTGCGCTATCCAACAGAATCCATGCATCGTATGCAGATATTTCAGCACCATCTTGAATTGAGTCCCCTGATGGAGCTCTTCCGTTTTGTCCTACAGAAGGAACTTCACGAGAAACTTGAACTAAAAGAGTTACTGAGCGTGGATCATTACACCTACGAGGAGAGGTTGCCTCATCTCCTGGTGTTCCAATATACATTTGCAACATAGAAACAGTTACTTGCTCACAGTCAATGGCTGGAGAACCTAAAGTGTAATAACGACGCCCTGGTAAAGGCATCGTGTATGAAGTATATGTAGTAATAACTGCATCTAAAACATTTTGCATTAAATTAGCTAAATTTTTAGCGTCTGCAGATACTGTTGCGGTGTTTACATCTAAGCCCATATGTCCTCTTGTCTTTTAGTATTTCTAGTTATACAGTATAGATTGGAATCGTTCGTTCGCCGAGCTGCATAATAATATTACTAGAAACTAAAGGAACAATCTCGTTGACTTCTGGATTGGCAAGGCTTGGACGGACTGCATACATGTCCATAATTCCTGGGTCACGAGGGCCTAGTGAAGTTAGTGCTTGCTGGTAAGTTGCGCTTACTCTTATTGTATTTTCTCCCCTATCAATAGAAGCAGCGTTTGCAATAGTTGTAGTTGTGTTGTTATTAATGTCAGAAAAATCAATTTGAATTGTCCAGTTGTTGTCTGAATCCAAAAAGTCTGCATTAATTTCTGAGAAATAATAAAGATTAGATGTTCCATCTGCAGTTACATAAAGATCGAAGGCGCTAAGTGGGTAAAGCGGTGATGCTCCAGTAATACGACGAGCACGAGGCTGATCTGGGCTAAATACACGAGCACGAGCACGGGCTTTGTCAGGGTTAACTGTTTTTAAGAAAAGATCAATAGCATAAATTCCAGTTTTAAGTTCATCAATAAAATCTTGATTATCAAGAACTGTATAAGAAACTCCTTGACGAGAAATAGATGTAACTCTTTGTGGGAGAGCACAGGTATCGTCATCTTCATAGAGTTTTACAAGCTCAGTAGCAAGAACACGAGCTGCTGCACGACCTGCTGTAGGAGGTGGAGTTCCGTATGTATAGGTAACTTCTACTTGAGAAGGGGACCAGCCAGCTCCTGGAACGCCAAGAATTGTTGAATGGTCTGATAAATAATACTTGTTTGGTTCAATAATATTTCCGTCAAGATCACGAAGTGTATGTACCTTAACTACTTTGCGACCACGGAGGCGAACACGAGAGTTTGCTGATGTTCCATCACCCTGAAAGTCATCGTCTGCATAACGATTAAAGCCACCAGAAGCAATGTTTACAATGTTTCCATCAACTAGTACTGGTGTGTAAGTAAGACTTGATCCACCTGAGCGTAGGTATGGATCATATGAAGATACATAACGCTCGGTTACTGTTGTTAATCCGCTGTATTTGCGGCCAGACATTCCCCAAAGAAGATAAGAGGCTGATTTACAAGCTTCGTAAGCATAATCAGAATTGGTGTATGTGCCTAACTCTTCTGGTGTTACCCAAAGATTGCTCATACTCTCACCTCGTCTCTAAGTAAGAAGGCGGGCACAAACCGTAGTTGGGAAACCATCGGCTCAATGCCCGCCTTTCTAATTGAATTAAGCGGTTGGATCCTCGGTTGACGCAATAATGAAGTCAACTGGTAGATCTGCGTTGTATTCCTCGCTACCTGGAACGTTGTATGTAGATGTTGACCCTTGTGAGGCAAAATCTGTCACTGCAAGATATCCACGGTTACGAAGTACTGAACCAACTGGGCTTACTGCAGTAGATGCAACATCTGATGCAGTCAATGCATAACGGAATGTAGTTGTGCTTGGAGTAGCGGTAATTGTGTAAGTACCGTTGAATGTAGCATCTACACCACTTACAGTTACGCTTTGACCTACTTCAAATCCGTGTGCTGAACCTGTTGTAAGGGTTGCAACGTTAGAAGTAATAGCCTTGTTTGAAACTGTCTTAGTAGATTCATCAAACCAACGATAGAAGCCTTTTAGACCTGTTGGTGAGTATGAGGTGCGAGCGTATGAGTAAGAACGCTCTGTTGCTACTGGATACTCCCAACGACCATCTAAACCTGATCCGAAGTTAACGTTTCCGAGTCCATAACCTTCGAATGTAGTTGCAAGCATTCCATTTTCAATTACACGGTCTCCGCTTTGGCGAAGCTTTGCGTATGGGAATACCCAATGGAAATATGGGTTAGTTGAAGCACGACGACCATCTGCTACAGCAAATGACCAGCATTCAAGAGCAACACCGTTGCCTGAAGGATCATCGCCGACTGATGGTGCGGCCCAACCTACAGACTTGTTGTTTGGTGATGCGAAAGAACCGAAGTTCTTACGAAGCAACAAACCGCCTGAGATTAGTTGTGAAAGTTCTGTATCTGGTTCGCAAATTGCGAGTTCCATTGTGATTCGCTTAAGTGTGTCAGGGGCTTTGTAT